GTCCGTGTAGTTGGTCCCGATCTGGGTCGAGCGCTTGACCGGATAGCCGAGCAGCTTGCCGATCATCAGCTCGTCGCGGAAGACGTAGACGCCGAGCGCGTTTTGCACGTTGTAGAGGTAGTTGTAGGAGCGCGGGTTCATGAACCAGACGCGCTTGCTGTCGGGCACGTTGGCGGTGTCGAGGCGGTTCACCGCGCCGCCGAGCTCGGCCGCGGCCGTGGCCAGGGTGTAGGCCTCGGTCGAGGTGATGAAGTTGCCGCCGGTGGTGTTGGCCGGATCGGGGGCGTTCACCGCCATGGTCGAGTCGCCCGAGGTCAGCCAGTTGCCCGCCGTGCCGCCCTGGCGCTGCACCCAGCGGTTGGCGAAGGTGAGGAAGCCCATCGGCGTGTCGTTGACGCCGGCGCCGAACATGAAGTTCAGGTCCTCGGTCAGCGCGAGCACCTTGACCAGATCGTCGCGCACGAAGGCGTCCACGGCCGGATCGGCGTAGCGCATCATGTCGTTCGACACCGGCACCAGGGCGGTGAGCTTCTTGAAGCTGGCGACGATCTGGTTGAGCGTCTGCTGCGACTGGGTGACCGTCGACTGGTCGCCGCCGTAGCTGGCGGTGGCGGCCGAGGCCTGCCCGGGCAGCGTCATGGTGCCCCGCGGCATCGGGATGACGCGCGGCCCGGAGGCGCGGACGACGGCCAGCGGGCGCAGAAGCTCGATGACCTCGTTCATGTAGTCCGGCGGCACGATGAAACCGCCGGAAGCGCCGACCGAGGTGATCAGGGCGCGGGTCGAGAGGTCGCGGCGCGGTTCGAAGGCGCGGACGATCGAGTGGCGCTCGCCGAACTGCTCGACCGCCAGCTCGCGCGCGGCGCTTGGATTGCCGCCGGCGGCGTTGAGCAGCTTCATGCCGGCGATGGCGCGCAGGCCCTTGCTGGTGCCAAGGCCCATGGCCACGGCGTCGGCCTCGTTGGTGTAGGGGTCGCGCTCGCGCACCTGGGCGGGGGCGTTGTCCTGGCCCTCCACCGGCTGGGCGCCGTCAGCGCTCAGGGCTTGCGCCTCGCGGGCGCGGGCGATCTGGCCGTCGAGATCCTCGACGTCCTTCTTGCGGGCGGCGTAGTCGACCTGCTCCTCGGCGGTGAGGGTGGTCTTGTCGGCGAGCACCTTGAACGTGTCGAAGGCGGCCGCGCGCTTCTTGATCAGCTCGACGAGCATGAGCGGGCTCCATCAGGGGGGAAGGACGCGCCTCACGGCGGGTCGGGAAGCGTTGCCCAGGCGCTTGGTTAGTCGGGCGGTTCGCGCGAGGCGAATTCTGAGTGGTGGGGGGACTTAAACGGCGGCCAGCGCGAGGGCGTCGGCCTGTCGCCGGCGGAAGTCGGGGCTGAGAGCCTCGGTGGGCGCGCCGGCGGTCGCCCTTTGGACTGGCGGCCGCGCATGGCGATCGTTGCTCGAGCCTTCGCTGTCGGCGGTCCCGTCGGAGGTCTGGATCTCCGTCGAATCGTCGTCCGACGCCTGCTCCCCGAGATCGTCGTCGGAGACGCCGGCGCGGTCCATCATGTCGTCGACGGCGGCCATGCCTTCCTTGTGCTTTTTGATCGCGCCACGATGCAGGTCCATGGCGTCCTCGTGGGCCGCCTTGGCATCGCGCAGGCAGCGGACGGTCTCGGCGGACAAGGTCTTGCCGGCGCGCAGCTTGGCGTGCGCCAGGCCGCGGCGGAAGGCGCGCGCCGCCGGCGTCTTGGCCGCGGCGATGTGGGCGCGCTCCTCGACGACCAGGATCTCGTCGGCGGGATCGTCCTCGGCGCCATCGAGCTCGACGTCGTGGCCAGCGAGGGCCTCGGCGATCTCTTCCTGGGCCATCGCGAGCAGGGCTTCGCCCAGGCCGTGCAGGACGTCGGCGAGCATGGCGGGGACCTCGCTGGCGTCGGCCTCGAGCGTCGCTTCCCACTTGGCGCTATCGACCTGCCAGCCGAGCTCCTCGAACAGGTAACAGAGGTTGGCCAGCTGATAGAGGCCGCGCTTGAGCACGAGCTTGCCGCGGACGGCGGTGGCGCGCGCCTTGCGACGACGCGGCGTGGCCGCCTCTTTCGGTTCCGGCATCGGTTCTTCTCCATGGGCTCGGGCCGTCACCAGGGCGCCGACGTCGGCGGGGACGCTGACGAAGGACATCTCCAGCAGCTCCCAGCTGCTGATCCGCTGGCCGCCCCGGGGCTTCTTGGGATCCAGCGGCTCCATGTCGATCGGGTCGAAGCCGATGGAGACGGCGCGGATCACGCCGGCCTTGGTGAGGCCGCAGATCTCGTCGGCCTTGTGCGAGAGGCCGGCGGGGGCGAACACCGCCCGGGCGACGATCTGGTCGACGCCGACGGCGAGGTCCTCGGCGTTGCCGATCGGCTTGTCGGGATCGTGGCTCCAGAGCACGATCGGATTGGCCAGGTAGTTGCGCAGCTGGCAGCCGCCCGGCAGCAGGATGTGGCCGTCCCGCGCCAGGGCGTCGGTCGACATCACCACCTCGACCTCGCGGTCGCCCAGCGGGTTGATCTGGGCCCGGACGATCTTTCGCATCTGGGTCATGGCGTGTCGGCGTCCTCGGCGGGATCCTGGCTCGTCTTCTGCGTCCCGCCGGTTCCCGCGCCACCGGCGCCGACCGTGCCGCCTGGCGGCCGTCCGGCGCCATCGGGGGCGGCGCCGGTGATGTTCGACCCTTCGGCGGCCATGTTTGTCGGTATCATCAGGCGGTCGCCGCCCTCCAGCGGCGGCAGGCCACGGCCGGCGCGGGCCTCGTTCTGGGTCTTGATTCCCGAGAGCACGTCGATCCGGTCGACGTTGGCCTGGGTCATCACTTCGGCGCGCAGGAGCTGGCTGAGATCATGCTTCAGCCGCAGCTGCTCGTCGGGCGGCAGCCGCAGGCCCTTGGGGTCCTTGTCCAGCCCGAAGGTCCAGGCGAAGCGCTTCTCGAAGGCTTCGGCGCGCCAGGTGACCGCCGAGTTGACGTAGTCCTGGTCCTGGGCGGTCTGTGGCTGCGGGTCGCTTCGCTTGTCGGCGTAGAGGCCGATCTTATGCGGCGGCACGCCGAAGAACCGGCAGATGTCCTCCGGCTGCCACTGGCGCTGGGCGATGAACTGCAGGTCGACGCTGGTGAGCTGCAGCGCCACCGGCTCGACGCCGTCCTCGAGCACCACGGTCTTGCCGACGTTCTGGTAGCCGGCGTGGAGGTCGTCGAACTGGCTCTTCAGCCGCTTGGCGGCGACGTCGGAGAGCTGCTTGGCGGTCTTCAGCCAGGTCGAGGGGCGCGCGCCGTTGGCGATCCAGCGGCTGGCCTGCTGCTCGAGGGCCATGGAGAGGCCGATGGCGTCGCGCGCCAGGCCGATGGTGGAGACGCCGACCAGCGAGTTGAACGTGAGGCCACGCAGGTGGAAGACGTCGTCGGAAGGGATCGCGACCGGGAAGTCGCGCAGCATGGCGATCTGCCAGAGGCCGATGCGGTTTATGTTGATGAAGACGTCGCCGTTCGACGCCTCCAGCACCATGGCGGCATCGGGGTTGACCGGGATCAGCCCGATCGGATCGCCACGGCCGTCGCGCTGGATCGGCGCGTAGCAGTTGCCGCGCAGCAGATACCCGACCCACATCTGCCAGGCGAACTCCAACCACTCCTGCTGCGGGTTGGGCCGTTCGAAGAGCTCGTAGAGCGGGTGATCGGACTCGCGCTCCTCGATGCCCTTGCTGTCCCGGCGGTAGAGGTAGGGCGGGCAGCGGGCGAGATCGGTGGCCAGGCGGTTGACGCAGCCATAGACGGCCGAGACGGTCATCGCCGTCGCCTGGCTGATCTGGGCGCCCGACGCCGAGGCGATCGAGCCCAGCGGCGGGATCATGCCGTAGCTGGGAGTCCCGGCGCTGGCCCGCTCCATCGGCGCCGCCATGCGGGTGAAGAGCCCCATCAGCCGGGTCCACGCCGCGCGACGAGCCAGGCGCCGGCGAGCAGGAAGGCGCCGGCGACGATGAAGGCCGCCGGCTGGTAGATCTGCCAGACGCCGTCGGTGATCAGCGCCGCCCCGGCGAGGCCGGCGACGTCGACGGCGAGCTCGGCGACACGTTTCATCGCCTCTCCCGTCCCTTAGAGCACCAGGAGGCCGCGCTCCTCGTAGACCGAGCGCCGCGCCTCGGGATTGGAGGCCATCACGGTCACCGCGTCGAAGAGGGCCATGGCCGGGTCGATCTTGGCGTCGCCGGCGTTCTGCTTGGTGGCGCGGATGGCGGTGGCCGTGGCCTCGATCTTCAGGTTGCCCACGCACCAGTCCATCAGCCGCTGGTCGGCGTGGATCAGGGTGCCGTTGGCGAGCCGGCGCTCGGAGGTCTTCAGGGCATTCATCATCGCGTAGCCCTGAGGCGCGCCGATAATGTAGTTCGACCCGCTGTCGCGGTTCTCCTGGGTGACGCCGATGGCATCGAGCGCGTCGACCATTTCGCCCAGGCCCGCCGGGTCGGCCGCCACGCAGGCCAGCAACCCGGCGTCGCGGATGGTGACGACGATCGCCAGGATCTGGGCGATGTCGGCCGGCAGGCCGCCTTCCATGGCGTCGTCGTCCAGGATCGTCAGCTCGCCGGCGGCCTCGAAGTCGGCGAGCAAACTGGCGATCGCCTTGCGCCGCTCGAGCACGATGCGGCGGATCCAGCCGTGGCTCCACGAGAGCCAGCGCTTGACCTTCTTCTTATCCCCGACGTCCTCCTGGCCCTCGTCCGGACCAGGATTGTCGTCAGCCTCCGGCAGCGTTTCCGGCTCGACCTCGTAGGGTTCGCGGCCGAGGACCGTCACGCCGTAGATGTCGTCCAGGCCGCCGCCGTCGAGGCCGACGACGATCACCTCACAGCGGGCGATTATCGCCTCGAGAGTGATTTCCGGATCGGCGCGCCGCTTCCAGAACTCGGCCCCGGCCCAGCTGTCTGACCGCGCCGCCATCCCCGGCTCGACGTTCAGGTGCTTGGCGAAGAAGCCGACCAGGGAGCGCTGGCCCTCGCGCTGGGCCTTCTCGTACTGGTCGAGGAGGAACTGCTCGTCGACCGAGGCCCCGAGGTTCGGGTTGGGGATGTAGAAGTTGGCCGGGTCCTTGTAGGCCTCGGCGCGGACCATCTCCTCGGGGAACTCGTAGAGCAGGCCCAGCGAGCGCGGGGCGAGGAGCCTGCCGTCGCGGATGTCGCGGAACCGGCGCAGCCAGTCGAGGAAGACGCCCGCCGGCGGCTCGTCGCTCTGGGTGGTGAGGGCGATGACGAAGCCCTCGGGGCGGCTGGCCAGGCCCCCGACGGCCTCGCGCAGCATGTTCTTGGCGTTCGGCCGCTTGCCGAACAGCCACAGCTCGTCGATCAGGACGCCGGTCGCCTTCTTGCCGCCAACCGTCTCGGCGTCGGCGGCGACGATCTTCAGCTGGGCGCCGGTGCCCCGGTGCTCGATCAGCCGCTGGTGGGCGACCGGCTTGAGTATCCGCCTCAGTTCCGCGTGCTCGGCCACGAAATCCATGGCCGGCTCGGAGGAATTCTTGGCGATCTCGATGGTGGGCGCGAGGATGATGAATTCGGCCGAGTAGCGCTCGTTGCGGATCAGCTCGGTGAGCATGATGCCGGCGGCTCGGGTGGACTTGGTGTTCTTCTTGGCGATCAGCTCGAAGAACTCATTGATCTCGCGCCGGCCGGTGGCTGGGTTGTAGGCGCCGAAGACGGCCGCCGGCAGGTCGAAGATCCAGTCGCGGCCGATCTGGCCGAAGGTGGGCTTGCCCATCACGTCGACGATCGGCAGGTCGCGGAACACCGCCAGCCCCGCGGCCGCCTCGTCGGGGAACAGCGGGCCGCAGGGCAGGATCGACCGGCCCTCGACGATGCGCTGGGCCCAGTCGGGGCAGGCGGTCGACCAGGTAGCGCTCAAGGTCCGCCGTCGGGGATGATCTTGCCGCCAGATGCGGCCAGGCGCGGGCCAGCGCGGGTAGCGAAGAGGCCGCCCGAAGCGACCGCCGCGGCCGCGTCGGCCTTGGCCGCGGCCTTCTTGCCGACGTGGGCCGACGACTTGTCGGCGCCGGCGCCGTCCGCCGCCGCGCCCGAGGTCATCGTGACCAGCTGCTTGGCGGCG